ATACTTTGTAATTGAATTGTTCTCTAGCTTCAATGTAAGATAACTCACTCTTGCTGTAACAATAAAAGAGTATCTCACGTTTGAAGTTGTCTTTGCCTAGTTGAGCTATATCTTCGTTGAGTTCGTCGCTGGATCCATAATAGTCTCTCCAGTCACTTTCAACTTTGGTGCGCCTTCTATTCTTTTTGCCTTTTAGCGGTGGTTTAGATCTACTAAACTTTGCCAATTTTTTGCCTATGTATTGCCTATCATTGATTGTGTTTGTTATGATATAAACAAACCCAACAACATCTTCTGGAAGTTCTTCAACTTCATTGCCTTGATATGTCCATGTCATGATAGTAAGTTATATACCATCAAAACAGTGAGCCTGGTGTGGTTTTTGAATTTAGCGTATTTGAATTTCTTTCTTCCATTGTGAACGCTTATTTACAGCCACTCCGCAACTTCTTTTACACACATAAAATGGATTGTCACTGTCTAATCTACGCTGGTATTCAAGTGCCAGTGCATCTGGACTGTGTGACAGTATGTCACTGTGTTGCTGTCTATTGTTTACGCTGTAATACATTTCTGCCATATGACAGCAAGGCCACTGTTGCCCTGTGTGATCAATAAATTGACTACAATCTCTATTACGTTCACATTCTACACTATCTAAACTGTTGTAGTCAACCTTTTTGTATTCTGACACTGGTTTTAAGTGCTCGAATATAAACTGATCCCAACGATCTGTTTCTTTGACACGGAACCAGGTGAATCCCATGTCATCTGCTGTTTGCTTGCACTGTTCTACTTGGTGATGATTATGTTCAAATACCAACATGTCCCAATGCGCACTGCCACCAGCATTGATATAAGCACTTGCATTTTCCATAACTTTATTCCAACGCACACCTGTGCGATAGATATGGTTTGTGTCTTCTAGTCCATCAATGCTAAACACCACATAATCATACACACCTGTTAACAGTTGTGCCAGTTGTGTCCACCATTTCGTGTTCTGTATGCTGCCATTGGTGTTCAAGCCAACAACACAATCTGGACTTATATTTTTTAGCCAACGTATTTTGTCAAGCAAACCATTGTCAGCACACGGATCGCCTAAGTTGCCACAGAACATGACTTTTTCTAAGTATCTGATATTAACTGTTACTTGGGATTGAAATGTTTCTAAACTCATGCTGCTCGGTTTGAATGTGTCTGCAATACCTTCGCCGCACACATTTCTTGCACACATTGCACAACTTGCATTGCACACACTGGTATTTTCTATGTGCAATTCACGTATCATGTGACTTCTACATCTGTGTCGTAGTGTGTGAACCCATTTTCTTTTACAACTTTGAGTATGTTGTTAACACGCCCAGCAAGTTCATCTTTGTGCGAAACAAGCCAAATACTTTTGCTACGTTCACGTGCCATCTTCTTTAGCACTGCAAGACTGCTTTCAACACCACTTGCATCCATGCCACTGTCAATGAGCTCGTCTATGAACAACAAGTTGATTGGATGATACAAACTTTCCCACACATCACGGAATGCCCAACTTAGACTGAGTATAAGCCTGTTACGTTCACCACGTGACAAGTTGTCAAAGTCTAAGTCTCTGCCCAGTTCCTGTATTTCAACGCTGAGATCATTTTGGAATATCACAGTGTGTGGCAGTCCTACACTTTCTAAGTATGCTGTAAGACGTCCGTTTAAGAATGCTAGGTTTTGATCTATGATGCGTTTTCGAATAAAACTGTCTTTGTTAGTGAGCAGTTTGAGCAAAAACTCTTGATGCTCTTTTACCCGAGTGAGTTCGTTTACAGTGTCCCAGTTTATAGTTTGTACTGCTTGCTGTTCCATTTCTTCGATTTGTTCAAGATACGGATCAGTATCACCTAGTCGCTGTTCCAATTGATTGGCCAGTGTGTTCAGTGTGGTTTGATGATTGTATGCATCTTCAATTTTGTCATAGAATACTGTAGGTGCTACACCTAGTTCGCCTACATCTGCAACAGTTTGTTCATGCTCTTTGCGTTTTGCATCATTGTCTGCAACTGTTTGTTGTGCTTCGTTAAGTTGCTGTTGTTTGCTGTCTAGTATAGCAGTTTGCTTTTCGTCATGCACATCTTGGCCACAAGCATAGCACTTGTGTTCTTGCAGCAGAACAATTTCATTTTCTAATTTATCAATTGTGCGTTTTTGCTTTGTGTCATCTTGATCAATGCTGGTAATCCAACGTTGTGCTTGTTGTATAGTGCTTTGCTTTTCGTAAAACTCGTCGAGCAGTCTGTGATTTGCAAGTTCTGTGTCAATGTCAACATGTGCCATGTCTTCAATGCTTTTGGTTAGTTTACCAACATCTTCATCACGCTTTGCAGTCCACAATCGTTGACGTTTTTTGAGACTGTCAATTTGTTCTTCAATTTTGCTGTTTGCATCTTGCACTGCTTTGATGCGATACTCTTCTTCTGTGATTGCTTCTTTTGTGATGCGTGTTTGTTCTTTGAGTGTTTCTGCTTTTTCACTGAGCAGTGTGATACCCAACAACTGTTCAATGATAGCACGTTGATCATTGTTGCCTAAACTTAAAAATGGTTGTGTGTAGGTGTTGAGTGCCACAAGATGCTTGAACATTTCGTGTGTCATGCCCAGCATGGTTTCTATAGCGCCTTGCGTTTCTCTGCTGTCGCCTTCTTGCAGTTCGTCATCGCCTACTGCATATTTTAGTATGTTTGGTTTGCGTCCACGCTCAATGCGATAGTGTACACCATTGTTTTCAAACTCAACTGTGACCAACATACCTTTGTTATTGGTTTTGTTGATTAGATTGTCACGCTTGATGTTTGTGAGCGCATTACCATACAGTGCATAACTGAGCGCATTTATGATTGTGGTTTTTCCTGTGCCATTTCTAGCACCGCTGTCGTCACCACCCAAGTCTAAATTTTCGCCTAGCACCAGTGTGAGGTCGTTGCGATTGAAGTCAACTGCTTGTGTAGTGTTGCCCACACTCATAAAGTTTTTAACTGTGAGAGTGTTTAGTTTAAACATGTCTTTATTATACAACCTTATGCATAATTTCGCAAATTTTTATATTCAGGAAAATAGTTCTCAAACTTTTGATTTCTACTGCGATCTTTGTCATCTGTAAGCCTAAAAAATTCTAGTAGTAAATTGCTATCATCTCTGCTGATCATGAACTGTTTTGCTTCATTCCAACTGTTAATTAGATTTTCGCTATCTATAACGCTTTTTAAATACTCCATATGATCATCTATAGTTACTAATGCTAGATTTTTATAGTGTTCTGGTAGCACAGTAATAGCCTGTTCTTCAGGAGTAGTAACACATGTGAACTTGATGTTCTTGCATGCAAACCCTTGTTCTATCCAGTGTTTTTGCAGTTTAGGCAAATTAAACACATTTTGTAAATGAAGTATACTAGTAATTTTAAAGTTTACATTTTGTAAATCTTTAATGTATCGATAGTTTTTTTCTAGTTGACTGTATTCAACACCATGTCTTACATAATTGCTTTGATCACCTATAAGATCAATACTTGCGCCAATGTTTACTTTTTTAAAGTGTTTCCAATAATCTAACACATTATACTTTTTAAACTGCAACATGCTAAAGTTTGTGTTGTATGATAGCTCTATATCCGTTCTTTTTGCATCAATCAATATTTGCAGTATTTGATAGTGTTCGTCATTTATTAATGGTTCTCCACCAGCAAAGTAAACTGATGATATTGTGTCTACATTATTACGAATAAAGTCTAGTTGCTTGATTACAAGAGTTGGACTGAGAACTTCATTTTTGTACTTTGTAAATCCATACAATTTTTGTTCTTCTTGTGCAATACGATTACTAAATTTGCCGCTGCACATTCTACACATCAAATTACATTTGTTGCTTAGTCTTATATCTAAATGTCGTAATACAAAATTTGTTTGCGAGTAGTAATTTGACCATGTTTTGTTTGCATGGTGTCGTAAGCTGGTTAATCCTAAATCTTCGGTTCGCCAACAACTATAACATTCGCTAGGACGTTGTCCTGCTTCCATCTGTTGCCTAACTTGATCAGTACTAATTTCGTTAAGACTATTATCTTGTATTCTACCCAGTGGAGAATTTTCGTTTCCAACGCAGCATGTCAGAACTAGTCCTTGCGGATTTACATATTTGTGTATCCAAGGCAAAACACATTTAGTATTACCATTGTATATACGTTTATCATAAACACCATCTACTAGTTCATATTTTAAAGGACTAGGCTCTGTGCTATAAATTTTATGTAATAAAGATAATTCACGTTCTATATCCGTGTTTGTAGTGATTATTTTTACAAAGAAGTAGGGAATATCAAGTCTTACTAAATCCTTGTGTAGTTGTTCGAGTGCAAGACCTGTTGCATTGACGTTGTCATAATCATCACCAAAACATTCAATCTCTATGGTTTGTGTCATAGGATCACTGTGGTATTGACTAATATCATTGCCTAATGCAATTTTAGGCATTAGAGATTCCTATAGATATCTAACATGAGATTGTTATCGTATTGCGCACTATCTAACTGTGTGAGATGTGATGTTACAATACTGTCAACACTTTCGAAGTTAAGTTCGCCTTCTACTGCAGTGCTAAGATCTACTTCTGCTGTTCGTGGTATGAGACTTAGTTCACGCAAATTGTACTGCGGTATAAACTGTTCTTTGATAAAGTTTGCTTCTTCGTAACTGATGTCTACATCAATTTCTACTCTGCAATACATATTTGGTTGTAATAACACATCTGTGTTTGTGAGTATGTCGCCTAGTTTATACTTGCGAAACTTTGGTGCATCAGGCCATGCATGGTACTCTTCTGCACCACCCCATTCCATGATCATTACACCACGCTCATCGTCGTGTGCATCTGCATAGTTGTGTGGAAATGCATTTCCAATGTAATTGATATTTTTGTTTTGTTGACGTTTGTGAAAATGTCCTGTAAACACACGTTCTGGCGCAACAAAGTCTTCACGTTTAAGTTCACCATGGTCTGGCATTTGCACCATTGCATTCATATAAAAGTGTGGCAATTCAAAATGTCCAAACATGTACTGTGCATCTAATTTGCTCACACGTTTGTATTCATCACCCACTAACCATGGCACAACAGCAACATCTTCTATGACCTGCATGTCATTAAAGAAGCGTATGTTGTCATACTTTTTGACCCACACAATGCTGTTTACATCGCGTGTGTCTCTATAGTGTTCGTCATGATTACCGGGTATCATTACCACTTGATCAAACCCAGCACTGAGTATGTCTATTGCATTCACACTATAATTGAGTGTGCTCACATTAACACTGGCTCTGTTGTGATGCCAGTCGCCAAGAAAAACACAAGTTTCGCACTTGTGTTTTTTGCCCATTTCAACAGCCCATTCAACAAAAGCAAGGCAGTCTTGGTTGTGCTGCCTGCTGTTTGACTTCATGCCAAAGTGAATGTCTGTGAAGAACAGTGCCTTCTTAAACATGCTCATATGCTAACACCCTTGGTTGTATTTGTCAACTATTTTCTAGACACACTTTCTCGTGCAGCACTTTCATTGGCTGCTTGGCGTGTGTAACTAGGCATCATTCCGTTTTGTTCTAGTATGTCATCACGAATGTTTTGACCTTTTTTCTCTAGGTTTAACACACGGGTAAAACTGTTTGTAATGGCTGCTGTGTAGTAGGCAAATGGATTCTGTGATTTAGATTCATCAAATTGCAGTCCAATTTGACTCAATTGCAACAGTGCAGCACTTTGCATTTCGTCATTGTAGGTATATCCACGCCAGTTGCTTCTGCTGCCATAGCGTTCGCATAACTTGATAAACATCCTGGCCAGTTTGTTGGTCATTTGTCCTTGTTCTTTAGAGAAATACCCGTTGTCTAGTCCACCAATCCAATGGCTTTTTCCTACACAAATCAGTTTGTCATTCTCATCAAAACGATAGTGTTGAAACGGAGGAAAGTTGCACTGTGTGTGATGATCTGCCACTGTCTTTGGATTTTTCTTGCGTCCAGGTTGTAGTGGAATATGATCAAATGTCATAATACGAAACACTAGGTCTGTTTTTTCCATCTTGCGCCAATCAACTGCAAATTCTGCTTGTTTGACTTTTTTGTTTTCTAAATAGGCTGCTTCGTATGCCTCTTTTTGCAATCTATCTGCTCTGTTGCGTTTGGCTTGTGCAACTGTACGAATATTAACCTTGTCTAAACTGGGCAATATAATGTCAAATTGATGGTCTGTTTCTGATAAA